CAAGAATCTCATGCAGTAGTATTTCTTTGGAACAATACTGGGACAAATTGGACATCACCAACTAGCTGGACAAATGGAGTTCAACCTTCGTCAACTAGCTCTAGTACTACAACAGATGAAATTCAGTTTGGTAATTTTGGAGCCAATAATAATACTGTTGTATTGACTTCCTCTAGAGCTGCAAGAAACATAACATTCTTGACCAATGCGAATCCATATTTGATCAACAGCTTCAATGGCGCGCAGATCTTATCATCCAGTGGTGGCATTACTAACAATTCTACTGCCATTCAAACATTCAACATATTGGTAGAAAATGCTAATGGCAACAACACTTGGTTTCAAACTGCAGGCGGTGGATTGGTATTTAATAATATAGCTTCACTAACCACTGCATCTTCTGGCACATCCAGACTATTAACTTTGGCAGGAGATGGTGCATTCACATTCAACAATGAATTGAAACAAGGAGGTTCATCCACTGCTGGTAGATTCTTATACACTGGCAATGGCACAGTCACATTCAATGGTACCAACACTCTGGGTGGAGGTTTTGAAATCAAGGGAGGGGGTATTGTGAATGTGAATGGAGGCACTGGAGTTGGCCAAGGGTTGGTAACAATAGCAGCTGCAACTGGCACAACAATTGCCCCTAAACTGGTAATCAACACAACCAACGGTCTGTCTGTTGCTAACAGCTTTAAAGGATCCAGCAGCACATCCACAATGGGAACATTGGATTTGTTAGGAGACAATCCAGATGCGATTACCACTTTTATTGTGAACCAATATCAAGGCAATAACATGAGCTTCACTAATCATGGTGGAGGCAAAACATTGTTACAATTCACCAATGTTGCTAACACACTCACATCATCTACAGATACCAGTGGTGGCAGAAGATTGATTAACAACAGTACCAATTTAACTGTGCAGTTTGATGGTACATTGGACGTTGGATCAACAGTCGCAGATGCAAATACCATTGGTGGATCTGGTGATTTTCTCTTCAAAGGATCTTTGCTTAATACAGCGTCTGTACTAAGAGGTCTAACGAAAACAGGAACTGGAACAACCACTTTTGAAGCAATAAATTCTTATAATGGAGATACAACAGTCCAAGAAGGAAAATTATTAGTTAATACAACTGGTTCTATTTTATCAAGTTCTTCTATAGTTTCTGGTGGAACTTTACAAGTCAAAGGAGTTGCTGGTGGAGTAATTGTTAATAGCGGAAGTTTACTTGTAGATAGTGGTGGTACAGTTGGATCTATAACAGTAGGTGGCGGTACTCTATTAGTTTCTGGTACAGCTGGAACTACCACAGTAAATTCTGGAACTGCTACAGTAAATGTAGGTGGGGTAATTGGAAGCACAACAATTAACGGAAATTTACTATCAGTCAATGGAAATGCAGGAGATGTTTTAGTAAATTCAGGAGGTATATTAGGTGGCTCTGGTAGTGTGCAAGGTTTAACTTTAAATGGTGGAACTGTGGCCCCTGGCAATAGTCCTGGTCTGCTAACTGCTTATGATTTAAATGGAAGCAATGGAACATTTCAATTCCAATTAGGCGCACCAACTACCAGAGGTACTACCTATGATGCTATAAATGTAACCACTTTACTAACGCTTGGAGCAAGTACTGCATTTACATTTGAAACTTTAGATAATTATACTTATGCTATGGGAGATGTTTACGACTTGTTTGATTTTGCTTCTATAGATGTATCAGCATTTGATAATGCAGTACTTCTTGCTGCTTTGCCAGATCTTGATACAGCAAACAGTAATCTCGCATGGGATGTTAATAATTTTAATGCAGACGGAGTAGTAAATGTTGTACCAGAACCTTCTACATTATCGCTTATGCTTTTCGGAGCCACTGGATTAATTGCTTTAAGAATTATGAGAAGAAAAAATGGATAATCAATTGAGAAATTTACTATTAAATAATTATGAAAAAAGTCTTCCCTCAAAAAGAGACACAGAAGCCTTCATAAGTAATTTTCATCAATATAGAAACAAAAAGAAAGCTCAACAAAAAACTCATTATGCTTTAATTTTCACTTGTGTTCTTATATTAAGTATGATAGGATCAATAATAGCTAAACAAACTAAAAATAATTTAGATATACAAACAGCAAGCGGAACAGAAAAATGCAATACACAAGTCATGGAAAAGTAGTAGTCTTCGAAGGAAACGTTGGTGAAGTTTCTACTTGGATTAAAAAACATGTTGGAGATCACGATACAGTTAGTTTAAAAGATTACTTTAAAGATGAAGTTTTTGGAGTTCATAAAGTTGGAGAAGAGAAGTACAGGTACTATTATCAATGCTTAGGCAAAGGTAGATATTCTATTTTTACAATTCAATGAATAAGATTTATTATATATTCAGTATCTTTATAACAGGGCTTCTTTTTTGTTTGGCTTATATGCCTCAATCTACATTACAAGAGAATATAGAAAAATCTGGATTAGAATTTGGATATGCTACAGAACAAGTTTCATGTTTTACCAAAGGCATCGAGCCTATAGGATTAGATTCTCATAAATGGATATTAAATTTTAATAGCACTAAACCATCTAATATAATCTCTAATGAACCTGTTTATGTGTCAGTAGGCTATATGATCAAAGAAGTAAGATTAAAATATAAGTCTAATGTTTTCCAAAACCCAAGATATAAAACCTTATGAAAAAAACAATAATACTATTAGCGGCGTTTTTATTAACGCCATATTCTTATACAGAAGATCAAATAAGAATTAAAATAACTAAAAATGAGCAAGGCGAAATGATGCTTAATGTATCAGGGCATAAAAGCCCAGTAGCTCTGGAAGTTAATGGAATATCCAGACAAGTAGAAGTTAATGAAAGTGATGTTAACATGGAAAAAGAATTTCAATTCTCTACTTTTAGTTCTCCAGACACAGCTTCTGGAGCTTCGTCTACTCCAACTGATTCTCAATATAGAGCACCTCCAGTATTATCAAATGGAGTTCCAGCTCAAGCAACTCCAATCTAATGTTGTGTAAGCCTATGTATGCTACTTAAAATCAAAAGCTGGTGGGCTGATTTAAAATCTTATGATAAGTTCTTTTTTATCACTTTTGTCCCTGCGATACTTTTTACGCTTTGGGGGCTAAGTGACCTTTACATTAATTACTTTGATTTATTAAGTAAGGAAGATCACCTTCAATTCTTTCTGAGGTTTGCTTTTCCAATAGCACTAGCTACCTTAATAACAGTTTTAGAGCGAAATAAGAGAAGAAAACTAGTAAAAGATATTAAAGATTATTTAGACAAATAATTACTTAACTCTCTCTACTAAATACAAAATATAAACTAACACAGCTAAACAAATTAAACTAGTAGAAATGGTCATATCTCTTCTTACACTAGTATTACAACATGTGCAAAACTGGCAGTTTAAATAGATTTTAATATCTATTGATATTAATTTAAATTAGATTTAAATTAATATTTAATATATAATCATATTAAATGAAAAGATACTGTATTTCTTGTGGTGGACCAACAGAGTATTCAATAAAAAAACCAATATTTTGTTCTAATTGTGGAGCATCATTTGAACCAAATACTGAAAAAGTTATAGAAAAAGTTCAAATTAAAAAACCTATAATAGCTAAAAAAATATATATTGAAGAACCAGAATTAGATAATGATATTAATTATGATGACGACCAAGACGTTAACGAAGTCCCAAATATATCTAAACTACAAGTAGAAACCCAATCAGACCAAGTAGTTAGAGGAGTAAAACTTAAGGATTTAATGGGAACATCTGGAAGCGAAAACTCAAAGAAAGAAAGAAGAAAAGAAAAAGCAAAAAAAGTCTCCAAAAAACAAGTCCTAGAAGACTTTGCGAAAGAAGCCAGCTCTTTAAGAAGAAGTAAGAAATAATTAATGAGCGATCTGAAATCTAGTTTCGAAAGTAGAATTTCTGAAATTGACCAAGAAATTAGTAAAAGAAAACATAAATGGAACCTCACAGCGCTTGCTTGGATGGACTTTAGCGATGTTTCTCAAATATTGAGGATACATATTTTTAAAAAATGGGAAATGTATAATCAAAAACAACCTCTCGCCCCATGGATAAATAGGATTGTTAGCAATCAAATAAAAAATTTAATAAGAAATAACTATGGTAATTATTCAAGACCATGTTTAAAATGTGCTGCAGCAGAAAATGAAGATGGATGTAATATATATGGCAATCAATGTAGAAAATGTCCACTATATGCAAAGTGGGAAAAGAATAAAAAATCAGCATATGATATTAAATTACCAGTAACCTTAGAGAATCACTCACAAGAAGTTCATAATATTATTGAGGACGATATTAATATAGATAAAGCCGCAAAAAATATTCATGCAAAAATGCAAAAAATACTTAAGCCTATAGAATGGAGATTTTATAACCTACATTATATTCAACATAAATCAGAAGAAGAATCAGCCTCTTTAATGGGCTATAAAACTACTGAAAAAAATCGAAAAATAGGATATAAGCAAGTTAAAAATTTAAAAAAAGCTATTGTAACTAAAGTTAAAAAACATTTATATAATGGAGATATTGATTTACATTAATATGAGTGATGATTTACCACAACTAACAGAAGAACAACAATTAATTTTATTAAAAGAATGGAACAATCGTTCAGATAATCCCCCATCTTTAACAGAATTAGTTAAACTAGCTTTTAATAGAGATGATCTCGATGGAAGAAGTAAAGAAGGTAAAGCTGTAAAACAATTTCTTGCAGCAAGACAAATTAAACCAAGAAAAAGTCACGAATATCAAGCAAAAGGTCTTATAGAATTAACAGAAGATCAAAAAGAATATATTAGCAATAATTGCGCAATGATGACAGGACTTGAAATAGCTAAAATTTTATTTAAAAATGAATCATTAACAAATCTTTGTCAAGAAACTAGAAGCATTCTTGATTACATGAAAACTATACCTAGTAATATTAAATATATTAACGATACAAATGAAAATATCGCTACAGAAACTTATAAAGCTCCACGAAGCGAAGAAAGAATGATTGTAAAAATTAATAAATATATATTAGATGGAATTGAAAAAGAAAAAATTACTCCAAGACAAAAAAAAGAAGTAAATTCTTTGATTAGTTATATGAACACTTATAGATTTACTCATCAAATTAATCTTTATGATGACGAAGATGATAGGGATTTATTTGAAAGTAGTTTTTTGAGATATACTTATGATAAGAGTGATCTTACCCAAGAAGAAGTCGATCAATACATTGTTCTCGCTACAGAAGTAGTTATATCATCCACAATTCAACAAACGATTACAGCTTTACAAAATCAAATAGATTTAGCTACTCAAGAAGATGGAAGAATTCCAATGGCTATCGTAGAAGCTAGTAGCACAGCAAGAAAAGAGTATAATGATTGCGTAAATCGTCAACAAAAACTATTAAATGATTTAAAAGTAAAAAGAAGCGACAGGCTAAGTAAACAAATAAAAGATAACGCTAGTATATTAAACCTTGTAGAGATGTGGAAACAAGAAGAGTCTAGAAAAAAATTATTAAAAATGGCAGAACTAAGAAGAGCTATTGTAAAAACAGAGATAAATAGACTTGATTCTATGGATGAATTAAAATGTAAAATTTTAGGAATATCTGAAGAAGATATTCTAAATGGATAAGATTATGTCAGTTATTTGCAAAGTAGATGGAAAAGAATTTCCAAGTGAAAAATCTTTACACATGTCTTTAAAAGGATATAAACTTAATAAAACAAAATATTATCAAACATATTTCGAAAGACGAGATCTTTTAACAAACGAACTCATAAATTTTAAAACTAAAGAACAATATTTTAATAGTGATTTTAATGATAAAAATAATATGAAAAAATGGCTTAAACAGCAACCTATTGAAAAAGCCCAAGAGTATTGCAAATCATTAATCACCAAAAGAAAACAAGATAAAAATCTATTATATAGTCCTTCTCAAGTAGAGCTAAGAACAATAATGTCTCCATCAATTATATTCTATAATAAGATATTTACCGACTATTATGATGTTTGCGCTAATTTAGGTTTAAAGAATAAATTTATTCATACAACTAATATAGTTGATCAATTTAAAAATAAGTTAAACAAAAAATCAATCATTTATGTTGATACAAGGGAACAGAGTTGGTTAAAATTTGATACAAAATTTGAAATTAAAACACTACCATTTGGAGATTATTCTTGTAGCAATGATAATTGCAAATGCTTTATAGAAAGAAAAAGTTTAAGTGATTTTATTAGCACTTTAAGTGTTAAAAATTTTGATAGATTTAAAAATGAAATAGATCGAGCAAAGAAAAGTGGAGCTTATCTAGTAGTAGTAATAGAAGAAAAATTATCTAACGCTCTTAGCTTTCAATATCTTCCTCATATTAGTAAAAAAATTAAAGCCACGCCAGAATATATATTTCATAACGTTAGAGAATTATTGCAAAGTTATGATAATCTACAATTTCTTTTTGTAGATGGAAGAGTAGAAATGACAAGAGTTATTGAGTCTATTTTTACATCAAATTGTTTTTACAAAGAAGTAGATCTTCAATTAGCTTATGATTTAAAACTTTTATGATATATTCTCCAGATAAATATAAAAAAGAATATCACGACATTAATAAAGAATTAATGGAATTAAAAGGTATATTAAATGACAAAGAAGCAAAAATTAGTTTAGTGAAATTTTTGAGATCTAATTTAGGTTTTACTACAGAACTTATTAGTGGTATAAAATTAGCTCCATATCAAGAGATACATTTAAAAGCTCTAATGGCTAGAAATTTTAATATGTGCATTTGGGGAAGAGGTTGCGGAAAAAGCTTTGTAGCTGCTGTTTTTTGCTTCCTTCAATGCGTTTTTGAACCTAACACAAAAATTTTAATTGCAGGGCCAACTTTTAGAACAGCTAGATTCATATTTAATAATCTAGAAAAAATTGTAAATAGTAAAGGCGCAGAACTCTTGCAACAAGCTTTTGGCTCTAAGAGTAAAAGAAATGATCAATATGAATGGGCTATTAATGGAGGAAGCATAGTCGCTATACCCTTGAACGGAGAAAAAATTCGAGGATTTAGAGCAAATGTACTTGTATTAGATGAGTTTTTGCTTCTTCCAGAAGATATCATTAAAACTGTTTTAATGCCCTTCTTAGTAGCACCACAAAATATGAAAGAAAGGATGGAAATTAGAGAAACTGAAGATATCTTAATAAAAGATGGTTTAATGAAAGAGGAGGACAGACTTGTATTTGAAAATAATAGTAAAATGATAGCGCTATCCTCTGCGAGTTATACTTTCGAAAATCTTTATAAAACACATAACGAATGGATAGAAAAAATTAATTGTAAAGAGCCTAGCGAGGCATCTTATTTTATTTCTCAATTAAGTTACGAGGCTCTTCCATTAGAAATGATAGACAAGACTATTATTGAAGAAGCACAAAATGGAGGATCAAGTCATAGTAGCTTTTTAAGAGAGTATTGTGCTAGATTTACTGATGGAAGTGATAGTTATTTTAGTGCAAAAAAAATGGAAGATTGCACGATTAAAAACGGAGAAACTCCTCATACTCTGATGAAAGGATCTTCTGGAAAAAAATATATACTTGGTATAGATCCAAATATGAGCGATAGCCCAAACGCGGATTATTTTGCTATGGCAGTAATGGAGATAGATGAAGAAAATAAAACTGGTACATTAATTCATACTTATGCTGGATTAGGTAATTTAAAAAATCATGTTAATTATTTCTATTACCTTATGACTAATTTTAATATTGTATTTATGATTTTAGATAACGCTGGTGCAGACGTATTTCTTTCTGCTTGTAATCAATCTGAATTGTTTAAAAGTAATAATTTAGCAATAAATAGTTTTGAATTTAATTCTGATTTAGAAGGACCAGAGTATGATCAAGAAGTTCGAAAAACAAGAAACTCCTATAATCTAGAAAATAAAAAAATAGCTTTTAATCAAGTCTTCACTAGTAATTTTATTAGAAAAGCTAACGAACATTTACAGGCATCAATTGATTATAAAAAAATATGGTTTGCTAGTAAAACATGTGCTAATGATAGTTTTTTTGAATCTCAATTTAGTCAGAGTATTCCAATTGAATTAATGAAAACAGAAGACAAGAAAGACTGGTCAACTCTTGATTTTATTGAGAACCAAGATGATTTTATATATCAGACAAAAAAACAATGCACTCTAGTAGAGCACTCGTCAACTGCTAGAGGCACTCAATCATTTGACTTGCCTCAACATTTAAAAAGAAGCTCCTCTTCAAATAAAGCAAGAAAAGATAATTATTCTGCACTTTTATTAGTAAATTGGGGTTTAAAGTGCTATAATGATATAATAAACGCACCAAAAGAAGAAATATCCCAGACTTTCACCCCAATAATGATAAAATAAGTGTAATATCATCAAATAAATGAGCAAAAAAAACAAAATTCAAGAAATAAAAGCATCTATAGCTATTCCAAAAGAAGATACTACCCCATTAATGGTTTATGGATCTGATAACTCAAGTGACAAAAGAGCCAAGATTTCAGAAATAAGAGCAAACACAACATCCACCAGAAGAAATGCGTCTTCATCAATAGAGAAAACGAATAGATTCACTAATATTGATACAGGATTAATTCCTTTTAGATATTCTAATTATGTAAAAAATCTTTCTACTTTAGACGTAAGAGACTCTATTATTTTGTGTCAAAAGGCTTATTATAATGTAGCTATTTTTAGAAATACCATAGATTTAATGAGTGAATTTTCTAGTAGTTCAATTTATCTAACTGGTGGAAGCCAAAAATCAAGAGAATTTTTTGAAGCATATTTCAAGAAAATCAATCTAGCAAGTTTTCAAGATCAATTCTTTAGAGAGTATTATAGAAGTGGAAATGTATTCACTTATAGATTTGATACCTCTTTAACTAATGAGCAACTTTTAAAAATAACACAAACTTTTGGTTCAAAATTAAAATCTATAGCTCAGGATGGAGAAATCAAACTTCCAGCTAGATATACAATAGTTAATCCAGCAGATGTTTATGTTGGTGGTACAGTTAATTATTCTTTTAATACATATTATAAATTATTAAGTGATTACGAATTAGAAAGATTAAGAGATCCAAAAACAGATGAAGATATTGAAGTTTACGATAATCTTCCTCCAGAAACTAAAGATAAAATAAAAAATAAAAGTAACTCTTATATTCTTGTGCCACTAGATAAAACTAAATTAGCAGCAGTATTTTATAAGAAGCAAGACTACGAGCCTCTTTCTATTCCAATGGGATTTCCAGTTCTTGATGATATCAATTGGAAACTTGAAATGAAAAAGATGGATATGGCAGTAACAAGAACCATGCAACAAGCTGTTCTTCTGGTTACAATGGGAACTGATCCAGAAAAAGGTGGCGTGAATCAAAAGAATTTACAAGCAATGCAATCCTTATTTGAAAATCAAAGCGTTGGAAGAGTTCTTATTGCCGATTATACAACTAAAGCTGAGTTTGTTATTCCAGATATCGGCAATCTTATTGGGCCACAAAAATACGAAGTGGTTGATAGAGATATTCAAATTGGTTTAAATAATATTCTTATAGGAAGTGAAAAATTTGCAAATACAAGTATTAAAGTTCAAGTGTTTGTTCAAAGATTAAAGCAAGCAAGAGAAGTCTTTATTAATGAATTTTTGATTCCAGAAATCAGAAGAATGAGCAAAGATATTGGTTTTAAAAATTTTCCAACACCAGTTTTTCAAGATATTGATATCAAAGATGATGTTCAATATTCCAGAATTTACAATAGATTAGTTGAATTAGGAGTATTAACCGCAGAAGAAGGACTTACTGCAATTGAAACTGGAAGACTTCCAACCCAAGAAGAGTCCCTAGAGTCTCAAAGGAAATTCAAAGATCTAAGAGATCAAGGTCTTTACCAACCAATTATTGGAGGAAGTGCATCTGGTCAAGCTGGAAGACCATCAGGTTCTACTGGTATACCTCAATCTACAAAAAATGTAAAACCAATTGGTTCTAAAGCTAATTTCTCTGTAACCAAAATAAAAGAAAATATATTAGCAGCTCAAAATCTTGAAGAAGAAGTAAAGTCTTCTATTAGAAAGAAGTTTAGTGTTAAAAAATTAAGTAATCAACAAAAAGAAAATGCAGAAAAGATATCAGAAATTATCATAGCTAATGAGAATCCACAAGATTGGACTTCTAAAATTGAAGAATACGTTGAAAAGCCTTTTGATAAAAATCAAGATAATATTAATGAAATACAAGAAATAGCCGCAGAACATCAAGTAACAAATTATTTAGCAAGTTTATTATATCACAGCAAAAATTAATGTATAAAGTGTAATTTGGTAGATGCGCACATTTAATGGTTTACAAATATTCACGGAACAGCTCACAAATAGCGGCCAATTAGACGCTAGGTATGTAAGAAATACTGGTGATCAAGATGTTCACGATCTCAAAACATTTAAAGATGGAATAGTTTTACAAGCGTCTACTATACCTACCTCAGAATTTTATCCAGGCATAAGCGGACAAATTGCCTTAGACTTTAACAACTTATATATATGTGTTAGTGGCAATGGAAATTCTAATGGCAGATGGAAATTTTTATCGTTAATAAACTTTGAAGGAATAGATGTATGAGCGAAGCTCTTAGAAATGCATATTTATTATCGTTTAATGACCCAAATGACTCTAGGGCTGGAACATCTTACATTAAAGCGGATAATTTCGGTTTTGTTATCGGAGGATCAGGTAGTGTAAATTTTAGTAAAAATATTAGATTATTTACTGGAGTTAACCGAGGACAAGCTGCTTTTGGAACAAGCGTACTAGGGGGA